TTTATGCGTGACCCGGAGTCGTTTGAGAAGTCGAGAGCCCGCTTAATCGAGCTGGCAACTGAGTTTGATAATCTAAGGAGAAAGTACGATGAGCAAAGTAGATCAAGTCGTTAAGCATTTGAAAACACGTGGACACATTACATCGTGGCAAGCAATTCAGTTGTATCGCGCTACACGCCTTGCAGACATTATTTTTAATCTGCGTTCAAAAGGCATGGCGATTAACACGGTGATGTGCGTGAAAGGCAAGGAGCGTTACGCTCGTTACGTTTATATGGGAAAAAAACCATGACTAAAGAAGAATTTGGTGATTTAATAGGTGGCGCTCTACTTGCGCTAGTGGCAATACTTTCAATGTTTATTTAATCGGAGAGAATAAATGCAAAAAATTTCAACCGCTTTTGTAAAAGCTCAAAAAGCATTTGGGCCAGCATTAAAAACTTCAACCAACCCACATTTTAAAAGTAAATATGCTGATCTAGCTGCTTGTGTTGAAGCAGTAATTGATGCTCTTAATGATAACGGAATTGCTTTAGTTCAACAGTCGCACCATTGTGAAGATGGTGTTATTGTTGAGACTTTATTTATTCACGAATCTGGAGAAGTAATTTCTGGAGGAAAATTTCACGTTGTTGCTTCAAAACAAGATCCACAAGGTTATGGTTCTGCAATGACTTATGCTCGACGTTATTCGCTTCAGGCAGCTTGTGGAATTGCTCCGGAAGATGACGATGGAAATCGATCCGTTGCACCTCCACCAACAGTACAAAAACCAACCAAACCAGTTGCAGAGCCATTAAAGCGCGAGCTACGCACCAAGGAAGAACTGCTCAAGATAATCAATGAGGCATCGAGCCCTGAGATCCTAGCCGTGTTCTGGAAAGCTCTAACCCCGGATGAGCGCGAGCTGGTCAGGGATGAGGCATCCGTCAAGGGCACACAGCTAAAGGCGGCTAAAGATGCGTGAAGCCAACCCACATCAATTAGACGGCAACTGGTGGAACGCCCGACTAGGTAAGCTCACCGCCTCGCGTATGAGTGCGGCAATGAACTTCTTGAAGTCTGGCAAGGAATCCAGCGAGCGCGAGAACCTACGCTATGAGGTCGTAGCCGAAAGGATCACCAACACCTTTGCTGACAAGTACACGACATCCGATATGCAATGGGGGGTTGAGCAAGAGGCCGCAGCCAAGGAACGGTTTGAGTCTGTGACCGGTTTGATCGTGACCGACACCCCGTTCATCGACCACCCGCGTATCGAGTTCTTAGGATGCTCACCAGACGGTTTTGTGTCCGATGGCTGCTCAATCGAAGTCAAGGCGCCCAAGACTAAGACACACATGAAGTACATCGCCAATCAGGAAATCCCTGCGGAATATAAACCGCAGATGACCCTACAGGCGGCGGTTACGGGTAAGGCCGTCTGGTTTGTTTCCTACGATCCGCGCATGGGTGAGGGCAAAGACCTGTTCATCAAGAAGTTCAAACCCACCCCGGAGGAGATCAAAGTAGTTGAGGACGCAGCCGAGCAGTTTTTGGCTGAGTGTGAAGCCCTGTTTGATTTTTACAACAACAAAGCTGTTTACTTTGACAAGGACTAAAAATGTTACTAATTGGATTAGCAAGAATCGGCAAGGAGCCCGCAGTTCGTTACACACCAGACGGAAAGCCCGTCATGGATCTATCGCTGGCTATGGACTACGGTAAGAAAGGCGCGGATGGGAAACGTCCTACGCAATGGATCTCCGCGACCATGTGGGGTGACCGCGTGGAAAAGCTACAGAGCCACCTAGTCAAGGGTCAGAGCCTCTTTGTAACCCTATCCGAGCCTCACTTGGAGGAATACAAGCGCAAGGACGGGACTACCGGAATGTCCCTGCGGGCTAGGTTAAATGAGCTGGAGTTTGCTGGAGCCCCGCGAGACAAGGTGCGCGAGGAGCCCAAAGTTGAAGATTTAGATGACGATATTCCTTTCTAGGGGGACTTATGGAAGATATTTCAGCAATCATTATCAAGATAGATTTGAACCTGTCGGAGCTAAAGCGTTTGACTAGAACCCCGGCGTTTTCCGATAACGAAAGGATTACGCAGATCATTCTAGATATGCGCTGGCAATTATCGCAAGCCTTAACCTCGATTGGTAAAAATGCCGAACCGAGTTAAGTGCTGGGCTCTGAAAGACTCAAGGGGCCGCTACGTTCAGATAGAACATGGTGCAATGCCGCAAGAAGCCTTTAAGAACTTGACATTTAGAACTCAACGGGCGGCTAATGAGTGGCTGGCTAGGAACTTGTACTGGTACTACAAGGCCAAACCCGTTCAGGTAATTGTCAACATCAAGGAGGTAGGTGAACCATGAACTTCGTATCTCACTTAGTCGCTGCCGACATCTGGTTTTTTATTCTGTGGATGATTGCGATGATCGCAATGGTCTGCTTTGTATGCTCACAAAAGGACAAAAAAGATGAAAAGACTACTGATAGTTTTAGCCCTGACAGGGTGCGCCACCACAAACCCCGGGGACTATAACGTCACCCCGCCAGCTCAGAAGCTGGTCGTGGATAAAGAGGTTCACGCCATGACCCGCTTGGAGACCGCCAACGCCATTCAGGACTGTCAGGCGGCTCGGACTAGGGCTGTGGTGATCTACGGTCGCAGGGCCGTGGGAGGGGTGACTAGGGACGTTGTAATCGATGTAACGTGCGCCCCGCTGTACTAAAAAAGAACCCGGCCTAGACCGGGTCAAGCCCCAAAGGGCAAAGAGAAAGCGTCTTAACTGTAGCCCCGAGTCCCCTGCCGGTCAATGATTAACGCCTGACCGCGTGGGGACGTTTCCGGGGTGTTTGGGACGCTGATGTGCGTCCATGAGTCAAACTCTAGGATGATCTGGTCAAAGGGCACAGAGGCCGCTATACAAGCCTCTACGACCTCCCGTGGCTTCATGCCGGGAACCCGTAGGTCTGCCGCACAGCCCAACCGGTGCTGGGAGGTGTCCTTAGACCCTACCGCATCATTGACCTGTTTTGACCGAAAGGCCGAGTTGATCATTACCGGTTTACCCCCAACCGCAGCCTTGACCTGTTCCAGTAGCGCCGCCAGACGGATCAGGTTCTCTTTTTCCGCGTTGGACTGGATATTGAGCCAGCCGTTACGCTCGGCGGTCTCAGACCGCACCAGCTCGTCATAAGTGAAGTGTTCCGATAAGTTCATTTCTTCTTGTCCATAATATCGTCAAGCTGCTGGGACTTCTCTTTAGAACCCTGACTTGACCCAAAGTAGTAGCCCAAGACCATCGTCATAGCCGAGGTCAGCGCCCCTAGAACGTATATCAAAATATCTTTAGATTGGGTATTGACCTCTACAAAAATAATAACTAGGAACAAAATAAAGGTCAGAGACACGGTTCCCAAGGCTAAGATGGGCGTGACAATCTTATTGATTACCGGCGCAAACTGGCTAGTCGCAATCTCAATCTCACGCTTTCGGGCAGAGTCCATTTCTTTTACATGAGCCTCCAGCTCCGCAAGTTGACCCTTTTGAGCCATCTCCATGAGCGTAGCCTGTGCCTTTGCTTTGGCCTCTGGGTCGGGCAGAACCTTATCTAAGACCTTTTCCCCGATGCTTAGTAGAGCTGCTATTGGAATCATAAGTGCCCCTTGTAAATGTAATAAATACTAACTAGCAAGAACGCGCCCAGTACCGCATAGATTTGCGTCTGTCTCCAGAGCTTTAGATCCCGGCCCAGCTCGTCTTTATTGGCCCGGAACTCTGACTGCATCTTTTCCTTGATGTCCAAGACCTTGCCAAACTGGATACGGCCCTCGTCCTCGCCAAACTGCTGGCAGAGAACCTCTTTGACCTCATCTTCCATTTGTTTTAGCCGGTAGAGCCTACGCCACTCGGTCATGGCGGTCATGATCGTAATGTCACCAAACTCTGTCCTCTGGCGTACCTTGTAGGCTTTGCGAGCCTTTAGCTCCGCAACCCCAAAGTTCTGTATGGACTCAACGGCGGTGCTGATTTCCTTGCCAGACTGTATAGCCGACTTTATGCCCTTGGTTGCACTCTGGGCCGCCGCAATGATTGGATCTATGTCGCTCATAATTCATTTGTCTGCCTTGTCGTTGAGGCGATCATATAGCGATCCGATTAAACTCTCTATCTTGTCGAACCTTGCAGCCATCTCAACTCGAACCTCTCTGAGGTCATCTCTGCGGACGTACAGCTCACGCAGTTCCTTTTCTATCTCGTGGGTGTCCTTACGCAGCTCTTTTAGTGAGTCCCATAGCTCGCGGGCAAACCAACCCATCGCGGCAACAACTGTCCCCAACCCCAAATTGATAACGGTCTGCCAATCCATATTAGGTCTTCATAATGTAGCAAAGCGCGTAGTATGGGGGCAGATTTGCGTTCGTGCCTGACGTACCGGCAGAGGCAGTAGTCCCCGATACCGTGTGCGAATGGGTTCCAGCGTCAGAGGTCGTAGACGTATAGTTTCTAGCCTCTCCATCACCTTGGTTTACACCGCCAGTTCCCAACCCGCTAACCGCTGTAGCGTTATAAAACGGTGTTGCTGAGTCATCGCACACATAAGACAAGTGGTTGTGATTTGCAATTGTTGACGTTGTTTCGCTAAACGTATGGGTGTGGCTTACAACAATTGCGTTAGCTGAACCGCCAGTTCCGTCTACCGAGTAAGTAGATCCAGCTCCAACTACAAACCGGTCTCTCAAATCAGGCGTTCCGTTAGACCCGTTACACAGGACGTAGCCCGCAGGGATAGATCCAATTGACCCCGACCACAATAAAATACCGCCAGCAGGGATTGGTGTTGCAGCCGGTGGGGTTGCACCAATAATTCCGTAGAGGTTGTCGTAGGTCTGGATCGTTACGTCTGATGAGTCCTTAAGGATGAACTTATAGAAGTAGCCCTCGGTCAGCCAGATGTCGTTTGGCGGTCTACCGCTTGTTCCCAAGATGATTGGGTTGGCGTTAGCCGTAAGCCCAGAGCTGCTGGTGTAGGTAGCCAAGGGCGTACTCGACCCGGCCTGATAGGTGTAAATCTTACCGGCGTTTAACGGCGCACCGTTGTTATCAAAAAACTGAAATCCGTTGCCGATTGGCGAAAGATTGACTGCCATAGTTATTTTCCTTTACCTATATCCTTGAGAGGAATCATTTTCTTTTGGCCTCGCCTTAACGCAGACTGTTCAGCCATGCGAATACCGCGCTTTGCGCCAAGCGTTCCACCAACCGTTGCGCCTAATCCAGCACCCGGAACCCCGCCTAACGCCCCACCAATAGAGCCGCCAACTCCGGTTCCCAAAGTTCCAAGCAACGGAGCTGCACCCAACTTAATAAAATTATGAGCTTGGACTGCCGCACCGGGATAGGACGCATCGTATTGCAATATATGACCAGCATCGTTTAAGTCTCGAACCATCTGACCAAGTTCTTTGTCATCAGTCAGTATCCGCAACTTATCATTGTGATCATTTAAGTATTTAGTAACGCCTTTTGCGTTCCATTGGCCCTTGTTCTTAGCACCCTGCTCTAATAAGCGATTGGCAAAATGGCCTTTAATTTCGTTAATTGCCTGTTGAGCTGTTGGTTTTAAGTTGTCTGGCATATCGTTAAGCAACTTAATTAAATGGCGAGCTTGGTCTACGCTCATGCTTTCAATTGACGTAGCAATCTTTTCAAAAGGAACCGCACGATTAATTGGGTTTTGAGGATCGTAGTCCATGATTTTGGCTACGCCCTTTGGATCGTCTAATAAACGTCCAATCTTCGTTCTGATTTCTCTTGCGCCCTTGTAAATATCTTCGCCAGCCACTTTTGTAACGTCATTATCAATTTTGTCTTTTAATCGACCAACAAGCCGAGAACGCTCGTTGTTCCAGTTGGAATTAATGTATTGACGTAAGTTTTCGGCCTGTTCAACAGTCATGGGTAAAACACGACCTTTGTCATCTAACAATCCGCTTTCTTTTAAGTGAGATTGGATGCCACGGCGTAACGACATAAAGCTATCGTTGACTGTAAAGTTTGACTCAGTATTAAGAAACTTTTGTAGGTTTGTTGGATTTACTGCTGGCTGACCAGCCGCTACTTGCTTGGCTTGGTTGTAAGCATTAGCCATTTGGCCTTGTAGTTCTTGTTTGAATGCATCAAATGGCGCAACAATCCGTTCTCCGCGCAATCTTAACGTCTGTTCGTCTAGCCCAATTGAGCCGCCAGTTCGGTCAATAATTTGATTGCCAAAATCTAATAACTTATTTTTTTCGTTTTCAAACGAATCCCTGAATAACTTGCCAACCGGAGCGTCTAGTTTGCTAGTCTGGAATTCGCTTCCAGCGTCAAACTTATTTCCGCTAATTGCACTTTGGCGGGCTTCTTCAAACCCTACCCTCTGCAATACGTTTGCCCGTTCCTGTTGTTCAGTTAAGGCAACCGGGCCTTTGCTAGAAAACTGAATTTCTCTATACGGTTGGTAAATTGTGCCGGTGGGCATTGTTGAAGTGCCACCACCCCTCCGCTTTTCTTGTAGAGCTGCTTGAAACTCAGCGTAACTAACCTTTGGCTTACCAATCATCGGCTCAACCTTTGGCGCTACCCCCTCTATTACCGCAGGGGCTCCGGTATCAAACGGGCGGGAGGTCTTTGCGCTAATTACTTGACCGGCCTTAACACCAGCTCCAGCAGCAATAGTTCCAAGCATATTGTCAACGTCTGACTTTGGTAGACCGGTTTTTTCCGCAATCCACTCTGAGCCTTTAGAACTATTTTCACTAACAAAATCCATTAGTTGCCGACCAGCCTCGCCTTTGTAGGCCGGGCTTTCAGTAACTTTAAACGCCCTACCAAACGGGTCTAGAAACGGTTTTGTTACCTTTTCTTGTAGCGCGGTGGCTTCCTGTGGGCTCTTACCAAATGCGCGAGCGCCAGCGTATGTCACGGCCCCAACTGCTCCGGGTACTACATTTCCCAAAGTTATGTCTGCAAGGCTTGCAGCCGCAGGGCCAATGTCAGACGGCTTGCCAACGTAACTAGCAAGTGATCGTGGCTTCTTAGGTTCTGATGGGGTAGCTTGTGGGGTAGCTTGTGGGGCGGCTTCTGGTGCTTGCGTTCCTAGAATTAGGCTGCTAATTGGATCTGCTGGGGCTGCTTGTGGCGTTGCCTGTGGAGCTGCCTGCGGAGTTGCCTGTTGAGTTCCAGCGCCCAAGATCATGCTACTTATTGGATCGCCGCCTTGCATAGAGACCTGACGGGTGGTTCCTACATTTTGACCGGTAGCCATGTCCACATACTGATCATTACCGGAAGCCAGCTTGGGCAACATTTCAAATGCCCGTTTCCGTAATGCCAACGGGTACGCATTAAATTTTTCTGGGTTGCTTACCGTATCACGCGGGTCTAAGGGAATACCATCTATTACGGTATTTCTCATACCTTGTTCGATCAAAGCAATCTGATCTGGTGTCAGATTTTGATGAAGATACGGGTCGCGGGCGTTCATTGCGCTATGTCTCCGGTATTGGTCAATCTAAC